TGGCGTATTTTGCGCTGAATTTAGATAATCATGCGGAATATACGATGTTAGCCAGTTTTCCCTATAATGGGGCAAGAACTCTAACGTAGTGCGGTTTAAAGTTCCATTATTGAAAGCGATCAATTCTTGTGTCTGTACTCCCATTTTGGGAACTTGAATTTTTATCGTATCAATAATACCTTCTATAGAACGTGCGCTATATCCAAAGTCCTGTTCTTCAAAGAAAGCAACTACTTTATCCAAGAACTCATATTTCTCCACCATTTGCCAGCCTATGCCGTCATAGTTATAAAGCTCCCGATTTCTTGGGTTTAATGCCAAATCCATTTCTAACGACTTAGTCAAAGCTCGCGCTTTCTTATTGACTCCGTCATTTTCTTTTACTTTTTCAGGCAGTGCTAATTGCGTTGCTAAATCAGCGGTCTTTTTATCGGTTCGCAAGAGTTGAATGTAAGAGCTTAAATCCTCTTTTAATTGCGCGGCTGCATCAATGAGCTTCACTTCTCTAGCCGAAGTGTTTTTTGCTAAATTCTGACAAATTGCGGTAATTTCTTCCTGTTTTAATTCGCCATATTGAGCAATCTTCACTAACTGCTGATCTTCCTTAGCTATACGTGTTGAAGAAATATTATCAAGTTGATTTTCACCTAGAATAACTGGTTTCTGATTACTTTCTAGACCATCCACCAACGAACACAATAAAAGCCATTCTTCCCCTTTACCTTTTCCCCATGCTTGCCATGCTTTAGAGCCAGCTAACACAAATAAATCGGAATAAGGTTCATGCGGTTGATCCGCAAGATGCGGAGCATTAATTAATCGAGCCATTGTTCACCCCTTTAAGTACTCCGTTTTCAATATCATTAATGCGGTCAGCGACTACTTTTTGGAAGTATGTAAGAGTTTCAACTAAAGAAATGACTATGCTATTTTTCAGCAATCCATCAATAATTTCATCGTTAGTTAAACTTGCGACTATTTCTTCCGGATTAAGTGAAGGCGGATTAGGTGCTAGTTGTAATAAATGTTTATTAGCCGCTAACAGTTCATCGTGTAGATTTCGTAACACATAGAGTTTTTCAGAAGGATAACTCTCAAAAATTTCTGCTAACGTTACGATTGTTTCACCCAGATAAGGTAAAGGCAAATAAAGAGCCTCCCCCTCTTTCTTTTCACAATTCATCTGACAAAGCATAATCGCTTTCAATTCGACCGCACTTAAATTTGAGTAGTCTAATTTTTCATTCATATTCATCTTACTTACTCCACTTTTGTTGTTCAGCTCGTTCAGAGTTTAAAGCGCCTATTTGTTCCACCACCTCGCTAAACTTATAGAGCAGATATTTATTAGCTTGATTGAAATATTTCAATTTGGCCGTATCTTCTCGGGATAGATTGCCGTCTTTGGCCAATGCGTTAAGCAAATTTCCACCACCAGCCAATTTATTCATTAAATCCACTATTTCATCACGAAACTTGATCTTGTGATGAAAATCACCTGGATAAACTTCAAGACATCGTTTGTTGCTATCCTGTATTAGTTGGAATTGACGTGAAATTTGGGAATACTTCAAAGCCAATGGATTAAAAAACAGCTTACCTTTTCTTTTTTCAACTTTCTGTTCTTCATTACCAGTGGCACTTTTCGCCACCGGTGGCATTTTTTGTAACTGGTGGCGTTTTTCGCCACTGCTTACTAAATTTTTATTACTTGCCGCTTTCCATTGTTTTAGCTGTTCCATAGGGTTATTTGGTTTCATTTCTTGCCACCTTTCTAATTGTTGCTGCTTTCTTAATTTGCTCGATTGATGCTGCTAGTCCTTTATAGTGTCCTGTGTGTAGATAATCTTCAGCGAAGGCTAAGAATTGTTTAATACGTTTACAGGCTTTCTCTAACTGCTCTGGTGTCGGTACGTATGGCTCTTTGAATGATTTGATTTTTTTAGTTCTCATTTTCTTCCCCTTTCGTGGAATAAAAATCTACTGTTGATGATTGCTCTGCTTGTTCTAAATAATCATCAATCACGGATAAGGCGGTTTTGATAATTTCTTCACTTGTATAAAAGCCGTCTAAATCCATATCCCCGCCATCGTTCCGAATTAATGCCAAAATCGCTTTTGCTTTATGGATAGAACTATGAATTTTGCCCACTTTGGTCATTTGAATAGCGCAATGTGTAGGAATTTTGTTAATCATGAGCCACCTCCGCGAAAGAGATTGAATGGAAAGTATTTGCTGATAAAGTGCGGTCTGATTGAAGATTGATTCTTCCAGCAAGCACTAAGACGAACTCACGGGCAAGCTTAGCGCGTGCGTTGCGTTCGCTATCAGCGTTAATACGGATTTTTTGAAGGTGATTTGATAAATCAGTACGGCGAATAGCCGCGAAGATGAATTGATACATTTGCGTAAGTTCCAAAGTTATATTTTCAGGAACTACCGCTAAACTTTCCACGGTCGGGCGGTAGAACGTAACAAGGTGGAAAACTGCCAACTTTGGAAGACAGCCCGTCATAGACGGCTTATTACGCTCTACCATTGAGAGAATGATTGGATTTATATGTAAAACAAAATCCGCATATTCTTTTGGTGTGCGAATGTTACGAACAAAAAAAGCACGGTTCTGTGGCGTGCTGTCGTTCGCCAAAGTTAGATAGTTCAGCTTTCCACGGCTGGCAATCACTTTTTCTGATTGCTTGTTCATGATGCCAAAATTAACTGTGGTTTGTAAAGCGATTTCAAGCAAAAATAGCTTGAAAAATATTTCATATTGATTAAAATGTTTATGATTTAAATTCATGGTGATTATTTCCATATTTTTAAATGACCTTAACGTATTGATAAAAATTACCTTTAGAAGGTTTAAACGCCGCATTGGATAGCCTTGCGGCGTTTTTCTTTCCTATTCAAACCGTGAATAGGCTCGCTTTTCTTCAACCGCTGAAAGTTCGCCCCCTTTAGCTTTGTAAATTGCAACCACTTCTTTTAATTGTTTAGCATTTGCAACTTCATAACGGTAATATTGACCTGCTCCATCCGAGGTCTTTTCTGTTGTACGCTTTAATTTTTCGCTTAAATATTCTCGCTCTAGCTCACTTATATAATTACGTGCGGAAGTCATCCCCATTGCGTAACCATCAATTCCGCTAATACTTGAATTTATTAAGCGATGAAGAACTTTTAAAAATTGAGTTGGTTTTCTTATTTCGCCCATATTCCACCACCTTAAGCCCGTGCGGCTTTTTGCTCTTCAATCCATTGATTTACTTCTTCTACATCCCATAGAACAAAGGTTTGAGAAAGCCGAATAGGTTGTGGAAATTTTTTTTCTTTAACCAAACAATTTAGTTTTGTGCGCTGGAAGCCAACAATGCGGCAAACGGTTTTACCAGGAATTAATTTTTGTGATTGGATTTGAGATTGTTCCATAAAAAATACCTCACGTTAGTTTAACCATGTGGAATAGCGTTCTATTCCGTTGAGTTGTTCGAACGGGAGGTATTAGAAAGGATTTTTTAGGGTGGCAAAATCTATATAGATCCAAAACGAATCTATATAGATCTCTTGAAGGGTTATTTGATTTTATTTGCTTTGCTGAATTTATCTCGTAAATTAGCTTCACTTAATCCAGTATAACCTTGATATTGTTCACTAATATAAACTATTAATTCTTCTTGGTTGCCAAAGCTATTTTCAGACAAACAAAGTTCTTTTAAGGCTTGTATAAGATTTAAGTAAGAAGTTTCAGATTTTCCAGAAATTTCTCTACTGCTTTCCCCTATCTTTTTTTGGAATTCTTCAATTTGTTTATTTTTATCACTAATTTGATTTTTAAGTTTCTGAATTTCTTCTTGCTGTTCATAACTTTCATCAATTACGGAAAATAATTTCAAAAATGAGATCATATCCTCGTGAATAATATAAATATCATCTAAATAAAGCTCTGTTCTGTTTTCGTAAATAGGCAAATGAAGATAAAGCCCAGAAAAGGTGTTTACATAAATATCAGGGAATTCCTCTATATAACCACGCTCTATTAGCTCTAGGGTATTGTATGGTTCGAATACTTCCTTAGAGAGAGGAAAATAACCATTAAAAACAAGATTTCTAAAACGGTCTAGTTCTCCGGTATAAAGCTTTATTTCATCATTTTTAGAAAAGTAGTCAGGGAGGTAGTAGGCATCATTTAATATAACATCAATACTAAAATAAATATTATTTAGTTTTATTCTGTAAATTTCAAAGTTTTCGTTGTGTTCTATTTCTGACTTTGTTTCCCTTTGGCTAAATTGTAAAAATATTTCTTCATTTCTAATATTTAGCGTTTTATTATGTGGAATTTCCCGTTTATTTACGCTATCTATCTTATTAATTCGCCCTTCAAGATGAATTGAAGCTTGTAAATCACCTGATTGAATATATTCTAATAAATCGTATTCTGAAATATTAATATTGTAGTTTAATGAGATATATTTTACCGCATCAGTGATTGAATATGCCTTTTTAGGCAAGAACTTTTGATTCGACATAAACGCCCCTTTCGCATTTGTCCTTATTGGTAGGAGCGCACCAACAAGATAAGGTTTCTTGCTTTCGGGGATCAGCCTAGATGCGCTTTATTTGGTTATTCATCTATTGTAATAGATTCAATTTCCCATCTATTGCCTTTATAATTTTTTTGCAGAAATTTTACAGCTTTCGTTCTAGCGTCTGTTTTATCTACCGCATTTATAGAGATGGTATCGCTATCTACTTCATTTCCCATACTATCTATTACAAAAAAACTAAGTATATACTCTTTATTTTCCACATCTGACCTTATTTTATACTCACGGAGATATTAGTTAGCATAGTTTCTTTATTGCGATTGTTACTACTAATTATTGTTCCGGGAATGAATGATTTACTTTCTTATTGTTTTTTTTTCAAAAGTTGTTGAATGATTGGGCGTTGTAACTCTTGTTTAGACCATTCAGCTAATTTTGTCGTTTGTTCTATACATTTTTGTTCTGCTCTTAATTTATAAAGTTGATAACAAAAATATGTAATAGCTAATATTGCACCGATCAATATAGGTAATTTTAAGATTGGCACCAAAAAGTAACCTAACAGGATTACAAAAAGGCATATTGCTAAAAAGAGTAAAAAATCTAAAACAGAAAACACAAAGGAATCAAATGCAGCCAAGACAGATTTAATCATACTAACCCCTTTTAATATTTTGATTATTTATTGTTCTATTTTATCAAAGTTTAAATGCGGTAAGCTACGTTTATTTCTTATTTTTACGCTTAGATTATAATAACTTCGCTACAAATTGTAGTACGTACCCTAAAGCCTTTTTTTAGGGAAAATTTTAAAAATTAGCAATTTGATAATATGTTCGTGCGATGTAGTCACGTGTAAAAAATCCCCACGTTGTGAAACGTAGGGATTTATTTTATCTTCTTTTCGCAATTCTTCTTTCTGCCTTCTTCATATCTTCAAGATTTTTATGCGCGATATGATAAATTGTTTCTAACACTTCCATATTAGGGCTATTCTGTCTGCTATCTATTTCACGTTTTGCAGCATTACACTTACACCTTAAAACATAAATAACCTCTTCTATTGGATAAGGTTCATTGTCATCATACAAGCTAATAAAAGTGAAAAGTGCGGTAGATTTCTTATAGTGTTTTACCGCTGTTAGTAGTAAGTTCTGTTTTGCCTCTTTACATCTAATCATATATCCAACCCATTAAATTCTTCTAGTGCCTGTTTGTGTTCTTCTGATAACTCAAAAATCAGATCGCCATATTCAAGTTGATAAGTTCCGAAAGACATCAGGAACGCTACGGCGGAGTCTATTTTGTTTGCTGCTTTCTTCTTATTTGGTTTTATGTTGGCATTCGCATCAGTTTCCATAACTACATTTGATAAGGCCCAAGCAAGTACTGGATCGCCATTGTGTTCTATCATTTGTCTGTTTATTAAAACTTCCGCACTTTTCGCCACTGGGCTAAATCGTTGGTATGTTTGCGGGAATGGCTCTACTTCAAGCCCAGCCGCTTGTAATTGTGTTCGTAAATGAGTTGCGTTCCATACATCAAAGCCTGTCATTTTGATATTGAAACGTTCAGCATCTTTCAGAATATCGTCTCTGATTTTGTCGTAGTCGATACAATCCCCTTCCGTTGCTATTAGCCAACCACTGCGCACCCAGTTTCGATACATTGCGCGGTTTTTATTTGCTACGTTGTTAAGCTGAAATTCTGGAATGTAGTGTCTTGTAAGCAAGCGCACTTTGTTTCCGTATGGGAATGTATAACAAAGGCTCGTTAAGTCGTTGGTACTTGATAAATCAAGCCCTAAATAGCAATCTTGATGAAGTAAATCGCTTTCCGTGTACTGCCGTTCGCATTGCGCCCAGTTTCCATCACCTAGCCACGGTGTAGAGCCTTGACACCATACATTAAAACGCTTGGTTAGCATTTCTACCCATTCGGAAGGAATACCCCTAGCCTTCTTGATTGTGTTCTCAAAATCAAGGTAAGGAATGGATTTACCTATATTCGGATTTGCTTTTATCCAGTTCTCTTGATTGTCGATTTCGTTTTCTTCGTCTAACTCAAAAATCAATACGAACAAGCTTTCATTCTGCTCATTTCCTTCAAGGATTTGAGCGCAATAATCATAATGCTGTTTACAGGCTGAAATAACGTTACTTCCCGCTGTTGTAATGGCAAAGAGTAAACCTTCAGGGCGTGCGCCTTGTCCTAGCTCTAATGCGCTATATACGCTGTTATCTGTGTGTAGGTGATATTCATCAACAATCGCTAAACTAGGGTTTGTTCCTTCAATGGTTGAAGATTTAGCGGCAAGCGGCCGCATAATGCTGTTATTCTTCGGATTTATTAGCTTGTGTTGCTGAATATTAAGGCGTTTTTTCAATGGGGCTGAAAGCAAGCACATTTGACGAGCATCATCAAATACTATTCTCGCCTGATCTCGGCTTACGGCTGCAGTATAAATATCTTGTTGCCCACCTTCTACCAATAAAAACCAATTAGCCAGTACTGCCGCTACTGTCGATTTAGCATTTTTTCGTGCCACTTGAACATAAGCAGAACGATATTTTCTCAATCCAGTATCTTTCCGTTTAAAGCCTAATAGGTTAGCAAATAGAAACACTTGCCAATCAGAAAGAATAATAGGTTCACCGCGCAAATGCCCTTTAACGTGTGGGCATAATTTAGAGAAAGCCAAAAACTTATTTACCACACCTTCATCAAAGAAATAAGCGGGGTTTGCTAAATCATTAAAATAGCGTGCTACAGCTTGTTTTATTTTTTTACAAGCTACTATTTCTCCAGATTGAACTTTTCCCGCATACTCATGCCAAATCACCATTTTCACCTACATTGTAAGCACTTGATCAAACATATCTGTAGTTTCAACTTCAACCGGATTTTTTCTGCGACTTACCGGGTCAAAGCCTAAAAGCGAGGACATTTTCACCATCACTTTTTCAGCATCTGCTTTCGCTGACAGTGCGGGGTTTCTTGATTGTGTACCTTGACTATTTACTATTGAAAAGCCGTTTTTATGAATATCCTCAACTGCAGCACGAAAAAGAGAATAATTCACGCAATATAATTCCAGGTGAATTAAGTCCGCATCTTCAATATCGCCACGTTCAAGAAGTTGCGGAATTCGTTCTTTCCATACCGTTTTAGCGATTGGATCTAAAAAACTCGGTGGATTATGCGTTTTTTTCTTGTTTTTTGTTGTCATTGTATTTCCTTATTTTCAAAAAAATTACCTTGCGTAAAAATTTGTATAGGGGGGCGGTTACGTAGGATTTATCTTTTCTTTTTGAAATTGCCCCTACCCGGTCAATCATTATTTCAACTGTGGATATATCACCATCATTCAGTTGTTACCATATGACCACAACTCAACTATGTACATATGTACATCCCTTAATTGTTTCGATATCGAAACGGTTCACTTCTTCGCCCCAAATCCGCGTTGGTCTATCACTCGTGTTTTATAGCTGTGACAATCACGACATAAAGGCTGATGATTGCTTGCTACCCAAAACAATGGATCGGATTGTCCGTTCTCTACCGGCTTGATATGGTCTATCACTGTTGCCGGTGTGTATTTGCCTTGCTCTAAGCACATCACACAAAGGGGATGATGCTTTAAGTATTGTTCGCGGTATTTGCTCCACTTGTGGTCGTAACCGCGTGCGCTACTGTTTGGGCGGTTGTCTTTTGGCTTGTGCTCCTCGCATCTACCGGACTTTACTTTGTTTCTACATCCGGGATAGCTACAACGTCTTAATGGTTGGTATGGCATCGGTTACTAAATCCTTAGTAAGCGCACGGTTCTCTATACACTTCCCACAATGCGGAAATCGTCATAGGTGCCGGTTTAAGGTTGGCTAAGTCTGTGACGGCTTCGCGGTTCGTGTAGAGATAGGCGATATACATTAAGCAACCAATCTTAATCGCCGGGGTAAAAGGTATGGTCTTTTCCGTTTCTTCTTCCCCAAAGGTTTTGCCAATATGTTTTTGGCATACTTCCAATGTGGCCACCTTATAGGCTTCCAGTAATTCATCATCTAAATCATGATCAAGATTTAAGTGCGCTTTGATTTCATCAATCGTTAAATTAATTTCCGCCATTGCCGGTCAACTCCTTACAGATAAGCTGCAGTTCTTTGTGCGCTTCTTTACTATCAATAATGTTGATTATCTCTAGCGAACGGTTCCCATATTTCACGCGCATAGTGTTATCAACATTAGTTCCGTAACGTATGCGAATGCGCACAGTATTTTCATTTAATGGCACCGCACCGGAGAAGAACTCTCTACCTTGTAATGGTTCAACCGCCGCCCGGATATTGGCAACGGTTTTCCATTTACTCACAATACCGCCGTAGTCGTTCTGTTCGTTCACTTGCTTTTGTAGGCTAATCACCTTGTTATACTTTCCGGCCTTAATCATGATTGCCATTGCTTACCCCTGGTTCTTGTTCATCACCTCGTTTCACTTCTACGGTTTGTTTCCATGCTTGGCTAAATTCTTCTCCACCCTCATAAGGCGGTAAACCTTCACGGCGGCGGACTTCATTTGGGCACATTACACCGGCTTTAATTGCCACATCGTAACTCTTGAAACGCTCGCTTTGACTTGTGCGCAATAAGTCGCTTGTATCAAATTCGATTAAGTAACGTTTCTTGCTGTTGCTACCTAAATCAATCATCAAGGCATCTTTTAGCTGCTGTTCAAAATTGGTTAGCCAAGGGCGCAAGGTTTGCGATAAAAAGGCTCGACTGGCTTCACTAAAGTTTGAATAACTGCTATTGGAATAGTCTTGAAGGAAAATCGGGCTAATGTTGTAGATTCGGGCAATATCGGAAATTGTGAACGTACGGCTTGCTAACCATTCCGCATCTTGGTTCGTCATGCCTAACTGTTTATATTCCATTGAGCCTTCAAGGATTGGTGTTTTCCCGGCATTCTTCGCGCCTTTGTAACGTTCAAGGGCTTTTACCGCTTTTTGTGCTTTGGCA